CAACATCCTGAAACTGCGCCATCGCTCCTCCGGGCGAGGACGCACCACGACCACCAGTAGCCGATAAAATCGGATTCAAACCAGCCGCACGCAAGTCCTTAACTTCACGTTGGTGAGCAGTACTCGACATACGTTCCTGAAACGCCCTATTCCGCTCCGCTTCCCGGGCACTAGCAACGTTACGACGCTCACCACCAAGAACACTTGCAATTCCGCTGATCGCTGGAACTACCCAAGCTGGCATCACAAACTCCTAAAAGTGGTCAATAAGCCCAGGCACGCCGAACATCGGCATCGGCCTGGCACAACGAAGACGGAAATATCCGTCAAAAATAAAATGCGGTTCTGTATCAACCGCAATCACCCGATCGATCGGCGGGGTATCCTGAATAAACGTATCACCCAGGACGGGTAACGTCGCAAAGTCTTGCGACAGATGCCAAGCATCCAACGTCCCCGCCGCATCAGATCGCAAAATCCCTGAAATCTCGGATGGCTTATAACGGTACTCCGCGAAACGCTCCTGGTACCCAAAAATATCCGCATCCTCGACCAAATCACCGGCACCCTGCGCCCAAATCTCCCGATTCAGAACGCCCTGCTCGCCAATATGCGACAGTGCCGGCCAATAATAATCGTAACGCGTCTGACGCGAATACATACGATTCAAACCTTGTTGATAAGTCAAATCCGCACGAACGGCAACAAGACCAATAATCACACAGTGCTCAGTAAACGACTTCGTAAAACCATGATTGTGCAAAGCGACCGTACCGTACGCAGCAAGCGTACCTAACGCGGTCGTATCACTCTCCGAAGTCTGAGGAACCTGAGAAATAGAAACACGGGAGCTTCCGCCTCCCAAATACTCCGGCCGCTGTAAACGCTGATCCGGAGACGTGACGCCAAAGTGCGCACGAACAACCTCGGTATACCGAGTACCACCTCTCGCATCCCGCTCGAGTAACTTCTGAACCTGGAAAGCCTGACGAAGCTGATTGATGGTAGCCGCCGTAGCCGTCGACAAATCAGCCTCAAGACCAACCTCATCCCAGTGGATAACACCACCAGAACCAGTACCGAAACTCTCCGTTTCGACATCAACCGAACTGCCACCGGGCATATTCAACTGCCCAACATCGCCCATATTCGTTCCCGTGAACGAGGGCGTAGAAGTGGCACCTGCCGTGGTAACAACCACTGGCGCAACCGTGCCCAACGGCAGATCTACCGAATCGCCTTTCTGAGGCCACGGCAAGCACGAACAAAAATAATCATGGCGCTTACCGCGCCGCAAAAGAACGTAATCGTTCCGAGTATCCGGCCCATCGTCCGTATCGACAACAACAGAATCTTGAAGATTCTCGTCTCGGAACCACTCGTTCCAAATAAAGTTGTACGCCCGAGCGTGAAACGCATTGAACACCAAACCGGTGATAATCGGGACACCTAAATAATCGTACAACGAACCAACCGCGTGCGCGGAACTACCCGTACTACCGTTCACGGGAATTAAAAAGTCTGTGGAATCATCTGGATCGACTTGCGAACCGCAAAACTTCTCCCAGTTATCCCACAACAAGCGGTTAGGAACCGCAAAAAAGAACGTCTCCATGAACATGTTATCCATGACCGGAAAAATCGGCGTAGCCAAACGAGCGAAACCCGTCATATCCATATTAAACGTGTCCCCCGGCAGCGCCTCATCGACGAAGATCGGAATAAGCAACCCGCCGTCAAACGCAGTCTTGACACCGTGAGACCGATCAAAAGAACTCCGAGGAATCTCCGCCCTCGGAACCTGAGAAAAAGAGTGCGTCATAACTGACTTCATCTAATTAACTCCCTTCAAAGGCAAGGGCACCTGATCCGGATCAACCGGAACCGGCTTCAACAACTCAACGCCGACCGCCAGCTTCACTGGACCCGAATGCGGCGTAAAAACACCCTTGCTATCATCGAAAAAACCAAGCTCGAACAAAGTGTAATCCGCAGGATGAGCACCGAATTGGTGATCCTTCGAGTTACAACAATCGCCAAACGTACGAAGCGCCATCGCTTCTGTTGGCAGAAAAAACGGAGGCAAAAACGCTTTCGCCATCTGATCGAAAATAGAAAAACCTCTATGAACCATGCTCAAAACTCCTAACTAACCTAGAAAGACGTGCTTCCGCACAAACCTCCCTAACGCGCAAACGCTCGGGAGTCGAATCGTCGCTGTGCTCACGAGCATATAAAATTCGCGAACGCTTCACGGCTGCAAAACCCTCCGGGTTCTCAGCCTCATAAATACCATCATAAAAACGCGTGGGCTTCATCTTACGCCCACGCAACACAACAAAATCATCACGATAAGTCTCATCACCGAACTTATCAAACCAGCCGCGCCCGATACCTGGGCGCCTAGACATCGTCGTATACTCCGGCTGCATCACAACAATTTCGCCCGTTCGAGCATCACATGCCATGTAATGCTCGATCGCGCGATCGCCGGTTATCTTCTTCAAAATATACCGAGCGACATAAGCAGCAGACTCAAAAGTAACATCACCAATACTGCAAAAACCGTGACCCCAAATGTCGCTAAGGGATGCGCTCTCATAAAGGCGCGTCCCATCGGACTCGCTAAAAAGTACCTTATCAGCAAAATCAAAACCGAAAAGACACGCATGATAATGAGGCCGACCAAACTTCTCACCATATTCACCACAATGATAAAAACGAATGCGCTGCCCAGAAAAACGCGACCGAAGCCGCTTCATAAAATCTTGAAAATGCTTCTTATTCAAAGAACCATCATCGGGCAAATGGCCCTCATCGTAGGTCAAGGTAATAAAACAATTCCGCTCCCACAAGGAAGCCTCATGCACACACCGCATCGCCCACTGACGTGAACGCTCCAAACGGCAACCTCGACATTGACCACATGGCAGCTTCAATTCAAAACCGACCCCCAAACGGCGGTCGAAAGTAATCTTCTGCTTACCAGAAACGCCGCGCGTGGCAGAACGCCACGCGCTCAACAGCGAATAACACGGCACTATAAACGGATACCGCCACGCATCGGCCCAGGCCGAAAATTCTTACGATGGGTGCCCGACTTACGAGAAAAATCCCGCTTCGACTTACGACGATTCATCTTCGAACGTCTCATAACGACCTCCAAACTACTGTAAAAAAACACACTACCAGCAAAACCAGATTACTAAAAAAAAGGACCGACAGCAAAAAAGCTGTCAGTCCACACAGTTGTATCAAGTAAGCAACTGTGAAACGGGCCACCCCAAGGGTAGGCCCAAGACGAGATCACGCCGCAGGCGGCTCCTCAGAAGCCGCCGACGGCGCTTCCGGCCGGCTCTCAGCCCCGGGAGTCGCTTCCGGCTCTTTATCAGCCACGCTCCGGGCTTCAGCCAAGCCCAACTCGACCATCTCGTCCAGATTCTCCGAATCCTGGACAAACTCCAAAAACGAAGAAGCATCGCCACCAAAACGGCGCCGAGCCTTCGCAGGCAAATCAGCAAACATCTGCTCTGCCTTAGTCACGACATTCATAGCGTCGTGAAAATCAACGGCGGACGCAAAACCATACGATCCACCATGTTTCGCCAAATGCGAAACAAAACCAGTGCGCTCAAACTTCGCCATGATGATATTAATGTCGCACTCCTCAGCCATAGACTGCTTCGTCCGACCATCATCAGCACACGAAAACTGAACACGCGGACCCAAGGCCGCAGCACTTCTAATATCCATCTCTACTTACTCCTATTCGGAAACGTAACAGTAACCGGCCTACGCCGATAACGCTTAACAGAATCAGACTTCTTACGAAAGCTCTCCTTCGCCGACTCCCACGCGGAAGTCACCTGCCGCTTAACACCGGGAAACTGATCGCGAAGATTCTGATAAAGCAAACGCAAACCACGAGGCGCATCGTCATTAATAAACTCGCCAAGCTCGCCGAGCCAATCGCCAACAGCCGCAGGCCCAGACAAAACACTAGCCTGACGTGCACTCAAATTCGCTGCAGCAACATCTTTCAGCCGAGAGGCTTCCATATTCTGCAACTCCTGATGCAAACGCCTAACACTCAACGCCGAAGAAACACCCGGCGTCACAACATCCTGAAACTGCGCCATCGCTCCTCCGGGCGAGGACGCACCACGGCCACCAGTGGCCGAAAGAATCGGATTCAAACCAGCAGCACGCAAGTCCTTAACTTCACGCTGGTGAGCAGTACTCGACATACGTTCCTGAAACGCCCTATTCCGCTCCGCTTCCCGGGCGCTAGCAACGTTACGACGCTCACCACCAAGAACACTTGCAATTCCGCTGATCGCTGGAACTACCCAAGCTGGCATTATGAACTCCTCAAATAATCCTTACGACAAACCTGACACCACAGCTTACCGGCAAACTTGCGGACGACCTCGAGCCGCCCGCAAACACAACACTTGCCTACCATTAGAAATGGTCAATAAGCCCAGGCACACCGAACATCGGCATCGGCCTGGCACAACGAAGACGGAAATATCCGTCAAAAATAAAATGCGGTTCTGT